GGTCTGTTGCAGATGTTGCGAGTCTGCCAAGTGGGGCATCTAGCAACGATGCATATATTGTTGATGCCGATGGCAATCTTTATGTCTCAGACGGTGCAGAGACCTGGACTGATGCAGGTCAGATTGTCGGGCCAATTGGTCAAACAGGTGCAACCGGTGCAGATAGTTTTGTAACCGGTCCAACTGGTTCAACAGGTGCTGACTCACTTGTAACCGGTCCAACAGGTGCAACTGGTGCTACTGGTAATGACAGTCTTGTGACAGGTCCAACTGGAGCAACCGGTGCAACTGGTGCTGATAGCACCGTAGTGGGACCCCAAGGTGCAACTGGTGACGTAGGTGAAGCAGGTGCAACAGGTCAAACCGGTGCAACTGGTGATGCAGGTGAAGCAGGTGCAACAGGTCAAACCGGTGCAACTGGTGATGCAGGTGAAGCAGGTGCAACAGGTCAAACCGGTGCAACTGGTGATGCAGGTGAAGCAGGTGCAACAGGTCAAACCGGTGCGACTGGCGCTGCAGGTGCTGCTGGTGAAAACGCTACTGACGCTGTTCAATTATCAGTAGCCTATAGTTTGATTTTCGGATAGGATTAGCTATGAAGCAAATACTCACAACATACACATTTACACCCGCAACTGGCAAGATTGCTTTTTCAGGGGTGTTTAATTTTAATGCAAGCAGGGTTCTGTCTGTAATAAACCAAACCACCAACACCATGATTTATGCTCAGAGTCTCGCTGGTGTAGGCATGAGCACATCTGACAGTCAGTCCATAACTCTTTCTTACGACACAAGCTCAATGAGCGCGTCCGATGATCTTACAGTTATTTATGTTGGCTCTGACGCGGAATTAGCTCTAAAATTAGTAACTGTGGGTGCTGTGGATTACGTAGGTGAAGCAGCAGTTGGATCATTAGGCAATCAGCCAGTGTGGAGAATTAAGAAAATTAACAGCGCATCTGGTATAGTTATTACATGGGCAGGGACTGGAATCTTTGACCAGGTTATGAATAACTATTATGGGTTGGAGTACAATTAATGGCAGCGCCACAGTATAATACAGACTTAATCACAGTAGCGACAGCCGATGAGGCTGACGGCTGGGTAGAGCTATCAGGGACAGATGAAGACGGTTTTTCTTACAACGCCCAGAGGTCACCAGCATATGTAAATTCTGCAGATCCATTTATTCAGGGCAGCTTTGCAGTGACCCAAGTAACCCCGTTTTCCGACGAAATAGCCTCCCTGGCATTTGACAGCGGTGGGATTACGATTCCCACGGATGGTGCTATCTTTTTATGGCATAATTTCATCTCACCCGCGTCCATGGGAACATACGCTCAAGGTGGCTACAGAATTGCAGTTGGTTCAGAGATAACTGACTTTAAAGTATATTCAGTAGGCGGTAGTGAAAAAGACAACAACCCCTATGGTGGATTTGTCAATCACGTTGTCAACCCAACCGTATCTCAAGATAAAACAGTAGGTTCACCCTCGTCCGTAATAAATTACATAGGCAGTGCAGTTTTCGTGGTGAGTGGTATCAACGTTGGGTCGTCTCACCAGTGCGACGTTATTAGGTACGGTCGCGGTGTCTCTATATTTGAACTTGGGGACAGTGCCGGGTTTGCCACCATAGAAGGATTTGCCACAAAGAACGACCTACTAGAAAACAGGTGGGGGCTAGTCCAAAAACTGTTCGGTGGCTATTTGTTCAAGGGCAAAATGCAGTTAGGCTCCATTGCCAACCCGGTAAACTTTAGGGATTCAGACAGAATAATCCTTGTCCAGTGGACTCCAAAAGTAACGAATAATTTCAATACAGTAGAGCTACTAAATGCAACCTCGGTAGTCTCCATGACTAGGTTTACTTTTATCACGCTAGATCCTAGCGGCACAGCTTCTCGTGGTAAGTGGGAAAACACTGCTAATGCTACCTTGACGCTAGATTCATGCGTATTTGCAGACATGGATACCTTTTCTTTTGGGTCCCTAACAACCATAACTGGAACTGCATTTAATAGATGCAATAGCGTTACACAAGCCAATGCCACAATAACAGGCAGTACTTTTAATAGGTCTACGGACTCAGCAAGTTTAGTATCAAACAATATCACTAAGGTATACAAGTGCACCTTCACGAGTGACGGTAGCAACCATGCAGTAGAGGCCACCACTCCTGGTAACTATGACTGGAACAACACGGCTGTTGGGTACGCAACTGTGAACGGGAGCACTGGGAATGAGATATTCTACAACAACAGTGGCGGGAACATTGACCTAACAATTCAAGGCGGAACTGCTGTAACAGTAAGAAACGGCCCCGGCGCAACAACTGTACTGAAAGAGGGAAACCCCGCTGTTATAGACCTTAAATCAGCAGCATCCTTTGGTATTCTTTCTAAAGGAGCCATAACGGGAGGAGGCTCTGTTGAAGGTGACATTGGACAAGAGTCTGGCGGTATTGCCCCGACAATTACTTCTACAGGTACCAAATACCCACCAGGAGACCCCATTGTTTTGGCTGCTATCGCAGATTTTAACGCCGCGTACACTGAAGCAAAGGACAGGCCGTTTAGTACGCTGCTTTCAGCAGCGGCTTTCGACCTTGGAGGGTTGACTCTAAAAAGAGGAACGTACAAAGTTGGAGCAGCTGCCACATTAACAACAGCAGTTACCCTAGACGCAGAGAACGACCCCAACGCGGTATTTATAATCCAAATCGGCGGAGCCTTTGGAGCTACTGCAGCAACAGGAAATGTGATACTCATAAACGAAGCACTAGCCAGAAACGTTTTTTGGCAGGTAACCGGCGCGTTTACAAGAGGTGCAAATACAGTATTCAAAGGCACAATGCTTGGCGCGGGTACGGCATCCTTTGGAGCCGAGACAGCAGTAGAGGGGCGAATTCTTGCTGCTAAAGCTGGAAGCACAATTACCCTGGCCACTACAACAGTTACAGACCCTGCTCCAGGTGTCGAGCTGACAGTGGAGATTAGGGACGTAGACGGGGGGCTCATAACCGACCCATGTGAAGTAACTATAGTCACAGACTCAACAACATCAACGGTTTTCCACGATGAAAACGTTACAACCGGATCAACAAAGTATTCATATTCAGCCAATATTGGGTCACTTGTTTACGTCAACGTTTTGAACACAACTGGATACGAAGCAAAAACAATCAACAACTTTGTTTTATCAACTACTGACTCAGTTTTAGCTGTCCAGTTAGATGAAGACAGAGCCTATAGTAACCCGCAATAAGCGTGGTACAATAATAACACCCAATAGAGAGAATTTTAATGCCAAAGATTATTGACCCAGATAGCTTAAATCAAGGAACAGAGATAGTTATATCTTATAGTACAAAGACTATAGAACTACTAATAGCCGGTACGTTGGACAACACAAGTCCAGGATCTACCTCCGGGGTGACCCTTCAGGCACTTTACTCTTTCCTAAAAGAAGAGTGGAAGACAGATAATTCTCTTAATAAGTTTAAATTCCCCCTTAAAATGTTTACTAAGACTGACGGAACCTTCATCAACGGTTGGGGCTTCGAGAATAGCGATTCTAGAGACCTAGTCCGTGATGCTGGCTGGACAGAGGGCGCAAACGCTTACGCTGGTATTCAGTCTCTGGGTAACTTCGATTCAAATGATGACCAAGCTTACTTCTCCAATGTTGTTGGGTATGACCAGACAGTTACAGACTTCAACAAAACAGGTAACCTAAACGAAGCAATTTTGATTACAGGCTACACAGGATATCTAAAGAAGTTCCTGCGTATCGTAGGAAAAATCTACTCAGAGTACAACCTTCTTATAGAGCAGACAATCTCTACCCTTGAGCCAGTTCTATACAAGTTTCCACTTGCTAACTCCATAGACCTAAAGATAACTATTGATGATGCCACCTTAGATTCCGCCGTTGAGCCTTATGACGGAATGAAGATTAACTACTTGGCAGGTACCGGCTTCACTGTAGCAGCTGCAACGACTTACCTTGCAGGTGCTGTGGTAAAAGACGGCGCAGGCCGCTGGGCATTCTGCACCACTGGCGGAACCGTAGTAACACATACAGGGCCATATGCCTCATTCGGTGGAACATCGACTTGGGAAGCGTATGACGGTGAAGAGGAGATCGGTACAACCTATTACGCCTTCAACCGTATTATTGAAGCAAACAACGCTACAGACCTAGAAGTGTACAACTGGGCACAAAGGCAGCTAAGAAAAACAGAGACTATTAACGCCGATGACTCTGCCACTGTAGGTCAGCGAAGTGGACGAGAAACAAAAGGTAACCTCGCTGAGCTGCTAGTAGAGTACGTTGGAGAGACCCTGAAAACAAAAGGTGGTTTGTTAATTAGAGGGTTCAATACGAACTCAACAAATAATATTAATTTCCGCCCAATCGTTGAAGGTACAGGTGGAGTTTCTCCTGTCACTTTTCTCCCTCTATCCACAACTGCTGAAGTCAACTTCCCATTCGTTTCAACAGGTAACCTAGAGTTTTCTAGCAACTTGGTTAGCGAGCCAGACGCAGACACAAAGTTCACAATGTACTTTGACAACGCCGGTGGCAACTTGTTCGATACTGCTAACGCTATTACCGTAAAAGACAATTCTCTTAACGAAATTACTGGTGTGATAGAGTCAGGAACTATCGCATTCGACTTCGACTATGACAACAACACTCAAGGAGGCAGAACGGCAGGAACTGACGCATCTGTATCAGTTGTTGCTCAAGGATTGAATGGCGCAACGTGGGTATTGGCAGCTTATACAATTTCCCGTGCTGCTGGACAGACTATTCCTGTGAATGCTGATGATGAGCGTAACTACGCGAACCCAGTGTAAGGAGATATGCTAATTGGATCAGTTAACTAGAAGAAATATTCGCTACATCTGCTTCCGCTTAAAGGCGGAGGCATGTGGCGGTGAAAGAGCAACCGGAGACGGGATTCTAGCTCACGTAGACGAAGTAAAAGAACATATGTCCGATCAGTCAGATTTTGGTGGCTGGGACAGATTTGGAATTACTTGGGATCTTGATGAGAAAGCTCACTTTGTAGTAGTCCAACTGAGATCAAGTTTAGAGTCTCAGTGGAACGCGGTAGTAAAGACAAATGCTATTGACTTCCCGAAGCCAGAAGATTCTAAAAAGAAAGATAAGAGATAGAGGGTTAAATGGCGATCAAAGTCACGTTTGAACCCGTTAACAAGATTATTCAGGTGACTCTTGTTCCAACATCTGGTGTTGTTGAGTTAGATGTAAAAGCCGATCTCTATTCTGACGGAAAAGAGGATTGGCTTGCTAGCAGCATGCTGAGTAAGTATAGGTTTCCCATTAGAGTCGTTGGGGGGGACTCCTTGCCAGGAAGCCGTGTGCTTGGCTCTACTTTCTTTTTGCTCTACGGCTGGAAGATACGACCTTACAGTTCAGACCATACTTTAAATATAAATGGGAACCTGTATTCCGAGGATGGATCCTCGCCCTTCACCTTAGCTCTAGGTACGGTTAATATCGCGATTGTCAATTTAGTTTCATCTCTTGTGGACTCTAGATCAACTGTCGGTGGCGGCAATGTTGATAGTAGTGCTGTCTCCAACGCGGTATGGTCTAATAGCAAGGCACTAACCGTAGGAAAATTCTTAGGGTTAAAATAACATAGAGAACGTAGTAAACCGCCGCTGGGCATGACCTGATCCTCAGTAAGGGTTTTTTTTATTGTGTACAATGGGTAGTAGACGTATAATGAACCCGAAGGCTTGTAATTAATGGCACTCTCAGATAATTTTGCATTTGTAGAGATAAAAGGCGTTGGTGCTCAAGGAGCTCAAGGTCCGACTGGGGCTGCGGGAGCGCCTGGCGGTCCGACCGGTCCTACTGGTGCTGACAGTTCTGTTATTGGTCCTACAGGTTCGACTGGCCCAACAGGAGCAACAGGTGATGACAGTTTTGTGACTGGGCCTACTGGTGCTGACTCTCTTGTGACTGGTCCAACTGGAGCAACTGGTGCTGATAGCTTTGTAACTGGGCCAACAGGATCAACTGGTCCAACAGGATCACAAGGAATAACAGGTTTAAGTATTACTGGTCCGACCGGTGCAACCGGTGCAACCGGGGAAAGTGGCTCGACCGGAGCAACCGGGTCACAAGGAACAACAGGTTTAAGTATTACTGGTCCAACCGGAGCAATTGGCGCGACTGGTGCAACAGGAGCAACTGGGGCCTCAAGTACTACACCAGGGCCTACCGGTCCAACCGGAATTGGCGCAACGGGAACCACTGGGGCAACAGGAGCTACCGGTGCAACAGGATCAACTGGTCCAACAGGATCACAAGGAATAACAGGTTTAAGTATTACTGGTCCGACCGGTGCAACCGGTGGGGCTGGGGTAACAGGTGCTGATAGTTTCGTAACAGGGCCAACCGGTGCGTTAGGTCCAACTGGTCCGACTGGTAGCACGGGTGAGACAGGCCTAGCCGGAGCAACTGGTCCAACAGGTGCAACAGGTCCGACTGGTTCAACTGGTTCGGCTGGTATAGATGGTGATGACGGCGTTGATGGTGCTGCCGGAGCAACTGGCCCAGGCGGCGATGCAGGCTCTACTGGTCCAACAGGTGCAACCGGTGTGGCTGGTGCAACAGGATCAACTGGTCCAACAGGATCACAAGGAATAACAGGTTTAAGTATTACTGGTCCGACCGGTGCAACCGGTGGGACTGGGGCAGTTGGAGCAACTGGTGCAACAGGGTCCCAGGGGAACGCAGGTCTAAGTATTACTGGGCCGACTGGATCACTCGGGGCAACTGGCCCAACTGGAGCAACCGGTGCTGACTCTCTTGTAACCGGTCCGACCGGAGCTATAGGTCCGACAGGTCCGACAGGTGCAACAGGCGCTGATAGTTTTGTTGCAGGACCAACTGGTCCAACAGGGTCAACCGGTGCTCTAGGTCCAACCGGTGCTGACTCTCTTGTAACCGGTCCAACCGGTTCTCAGGGAGACCTAGGTCCAACCGGCCCAACCGGTGCAGATTCACTTGTAACTGGTCCGACCGGTCCAACCGGTGCAGATTCACTTGTAACTGGGCCAACTGGAGCAACCGGAGCTGACAGTTTTGTAACCGGTCCAACAGGCCCAACAGGTGCAACAGGTGATGACTCTGTTGTCACAGGTCCAACTGGTTCTCAAGGAGACTTAGGTCCAACAGGTCCAACAGGTGCAACAGGTGATGACTCTGTTGTCACAGGTCCAACTGGTTCTCAAGGAGACTTAGGTCCGACAGGTCCGACCGGTGCAACAGGTGATGCCTCTGTTGTGACTGGGCCGACTGGGTCAATCGGGCTAACAGGTCCAACTGGAGCAACTGGTGCTGATAGCTCTGTTACTGGTCCAACCGGTGCAACAGGTGACCAAGGAGACTTAGGTCCGACAGGTCCGACCGGTGCAACAGGTGATGACTCAACCGTTGAAGGCCCAACCGGCCCTACCGGCCCAACAGGTGCTGACTCACTTGTAACCGGTCCAACAGGTGCGTTAGGACCAACAGGTCCGACAGGTGCAACAGGTCCGACGGGTGCTAGCGGTGGTATTACTTACGAAATCGCAAATGCTGGGTCTGGCGCATACAATATAAATGGGGCAAGCAACCCAACTCTTTCTGTTATTAGAGGGCACAGGTACGTTCTCAACGTAAATGCCTCTGGACATCCTTTTTGGATTCAAACAGTTTCTGGAGCGTACAGCTCTGGGAATGTGTACTCTGATAGTGTCACAAATGGTGGCGCTCAAGTGGGGACAATTATTTGGGAAGTCCCATTTGATGCTCCCGATAATCTTTATTATGTCTGCCAATATCACAGCAGCATGGCCGGGTCTATTGCAGTCTCTGACTTAGGTCCAACTGGTCCAACCGGTGCCCAGGGAGTTACTGGTCCGACTGGTAGCACGGGTGAGACAGGACCCTCAGTTACTATTGGAAATGTTGCACCAGTTTCAGTAAGCGGAAGTACAGTGTCACTTTCCGGAGGCTATGCAAAGTACGGATCAGCCTTCCCAATTATCTACATTGGAACCGAGCCAGGGAGCCCCAGCGAGGGCGACATCTGGATTAGCTTCTAACTAGAAGTAGAGGTGATTTAAGTGGTTCAGACAAATGCAAACTTTAGCTCACGCCCGCAATACAGAATAGAACTCTTCACCGAAGCTTACGCGGTGTCTGGCGGCACTAGAATTGATGTCTCTGCCAATCTAGTGAAGTGGCAAACCGTAAACAATAGCCCAAGCAGTAGTGGGTCCCCACGCTCGTACTCTGTGCCCAATGGTAGAGCAAACAGCACTAGTGGCCCCCTAGTTGAGACAGGCGGGGACAGCAACTTAAGCTTCGACTTCAACTACTCTGCAGGTCAGAGCTTCATCATCTACAGCGGATTTAGTAGGTATATACCTTCCGCAAATGGTAGCACTACCGTTTCTATGTCGGTGAGCCACAGCTTGTTGGGCTCAGCTACTGCAAGTATAAACGTAGCCCAAGTTGTTACTGTAGTTAACAGGACTATCTTTTTTAACGGTAACGGAGGAGACTCTCCAGGCTCTCAAACCGTAAGCGAAGGTAGTTCAATATCGCTACCGTCATCCTCACGCTCCGGCTACACATTTGACTACTGGAATATAGGCGGGGCACAGTATTCTGCGGGCCAGAACTATACTGTCAACAGTGACGTAACTGCGACCGCTTACTGGACCCAAACCTACAATAACCCCTCATTCACTAGTGGAGTATCGTCTGGTAGCTTTCGTGTTGGGGACAGTGTCGCTGACTATATTGATGCCTCTAACACTTTCAGCGACTATGGACAAAGTGGGACAAACTATAGCGCTTTGAGCATACCTATCTCTGGCCTGTATGTGCAAGATTACGGCTCGTATGGGTACATAACTGGTCAAGTAGGTAATGTATTTCCAGGAAGCTATACCGTAAGCGTTTACGCTAACGGTCCTTCTGGAATTTCTGCGACATCCCAAGGAACATACACCATACTTGCGGCCCTTCCTTCATGGTCAGACACTTCTGTATCTAGCGCTGCAAGAGTAGGAGCCTACTACTCATCTAATTTCTCCGCAACAAACGCCACTAGCTGGACAATTAATGGTATCCCGCCTGGACTAACTACTTCGGGTACTTCATCCTCCACTGTAACATTATCGGGGACCCCCACAAATTCAGGTAGCTATACAGTAAGTGCAACGCCTAGGAACTCGGGAGGTGAGTCGGGATCAACCGAGTATTTTTCAATAACGGTGTCGCCTCGACTTCCTGTTTGGTCGGACACTTCTCTCACGTTGACGGCAAGAGTTGGTGTCTATTACAGCAGCAGTGTTTCTGTCAATTATGTGCACAACTGGAGCACAACAGGCGTCCCCACTTCGGGGCTATCTTTTTCCTCTAATACAGGAGAGACTAGCTTAAGTACATCCAACTTATTTGGGACACCAACGGCCTTTGGCACAAAAAATATTGGGTTGACCCCTAGAAATTCTTCCAATGAATCAGCGACCACAGAGAACTATGCAATTGTCATATCTGACGCGGCACTTTCTTGGGCAGATCAGGCGCTGTCTACTACTACAGTGGTACAAGACGAGGCCTACTCGGATCAGGTTTCAGTTCAATCCGGCCCAGTCTCAGTTACGTATTCAGAAACTCCAGGATCTGCTCTACCAACGGGATTATCTGTTAATTCGGCAACTGGAGCAATAACAGGAGCCGTCGCCACTCCGGGGGTTTACACGTTCAGGATCCGGTCTACAAATGGTAGCTCAGAGACTTTAGATACTAATTTCCTGAGTCTGACAGTTGAGGCTGCTGGCGGCTATGTGAAGGTTTGGAGTGGCTCCGCGTGGGTTGACGGAACAGTGAATGTCAGAACTGCCGGTGCATGGGTTGAAGGGACAACTCAGATTAGAAATTCAAGCAATGGATGGACGCCAAGCTTTAGTAGTTAAAAAACCTACAGGTTATCTTTGGTGTTTTTCTTCACATTCACGGGCTAGAGATGGAATTACGTGGAATTTTCCGCATTCTTTGCAAGAATATTCTGTACTATTAGCCAATATTAAACACCTCAATGTCATGTACTTCGTACACCAATTATCTCACGAATTAGGATATAGGTATAGTCCGGTATAGGCTAATAAGCCTGTAATTTAGCCCTCCAGTCTGTTTCTCCAACCGCAATTTCAGATACTTCTTTGAGGACCTTGGTATAGTCCTGAAGGTAGGCCCTGTTACCATCTCCGATAACAATCATTCCACGGTCAACTAGTTTTCTGTGGAATGCAATCTGAGTCATAGAACGCTCTCCACGACTCTCACTCCACATCCTGTAGGTCTGGAATAGGTCGTTTAGCGGTAGAGAGGCGCCCTCATTGGCGACTATCTCTTCTGCTAGGAAGGAGCCAATTCGATCTTCATTCTTTCTGTAGATCTCGGAGGCATCCTTAACAACGCGGCACCAGCCCAAAGGATCTCTTTCAGATGAAGATAGGTATTTAATTGCACCCTCTACAGCCCAAGAAAAGACAGCAGGTAGCCCGCCTTCTGGGTCAGACAGGTACTCTTTGAGGCTGGGGTCTGGCCTCTCGGGTATGTTCATGATTGGGATAGTTCTTATTCGTCTCCACATAGCTTCGTCTGTAATGATAGGACGGTGGTTTGTAGTGATCCACATTTTACCCTTGGACTCAAAAGTAAAAGGCTTTTCTCCAGGAGATCGAGCAGAAAGAGTAGCTGAACCGGTCATCTTCTTGACCTGATTCTCCTTCAGGCGGTCACCTTCTGGAAGCTCGTCAATCCAAATCATGCGGCGACCACGAAGTTCGGCCATGTGATACTCGTCAGTAGAGTTCTTTTTACCATCCGAGGCAACTAGTACGTTGGAGTCGAGCATCCAAGAGTAGCCGTTTTTGCCTAGCGCGTTGAATATTGTTTCAACAAAAGTGTTCTTACCGGAACCGGCAGGTCCGTAGACGAGGAAAAGTATGTCTTGGTTATTTAGCCCCGTTAGCGTGTATCCAATTGCCCTTTGCAGCCAGTCTTGATACTCTTTGTCTCCTCCAGTTACGAAGTCTAAAAACTGATCCCAGCGGACATTTGTAAGACCTGGAGTGTAAGAAACAGCAGCCCTACGAGTGATGTCCAAGTCTGGACGCCCAGTCAGAAGTTCGCCGGTTTTTAGGTCGACTACGCCGTTCTTAACTCCAATTAAGTTAGGGTCGCTGTCCCATTGATCTACAGGCTTTTTAATTCGTCCATCTGAGTTAGCACTGCTAATCATGTTGCCGATCCTAGCAACAGACTTAGTTTGCTTTGCCCAACTAATTAACTCACTCTGACGACTGTCATTACCAATATGTAGACGCACCTCACCCGCAACTACCGCAGCTATCCGCTTAGCGAGTTCTTGTATTTCTAGACGTTCCACGTCTGGTTTCCAGTAATTACCGTCCCAGTAGAACCAGCCTAGCCCTTCTGTATATCGGACTACAGATTGATATGTATCGATAAGTCGCCGGCCGTTTCCGGTATCCGACGTGCTCCTGCGACCAGGGCTACCGCCATCTTCTACGCTAAGTGCGTCAGGGTCATTGGGAACATTCAAGTTGCCGTTACTGACAAGATCTCCAGCAGATAGCCCAGATTCAGCAAGCGCGGTTACCTGCATGCCTACGTAGTTATCTGGCATCTGAGAAGAAGTGTCCTCATCAGAACTGTCCTCATCCAAATAGTCGCTAGACGTGGTTATAATTCTAGGACTTAGAGGCTTAGGAGATTTTTTGGCCTCCCCCTGAGAGTTAGCTGCCCACTCCATTCCTTGGGTGTTCACCCAGTCGGTGACGCCCTCCCACTTCTTGTCAATAATTGGATTATTTTTTACGTACTCAATAGCACGGCGAACGTGCATTAGCAAAGAGTTTTGACCTTCAAGCTCCATAGGAGGAGTGATCTTTTCAGCATTAAACCTGATCATCATGGTTTCAATGTTGTTAGAGTGGAAAGAGTCAGTGCCCATTTTGTTGGCTAGCGCGCAGGCGAGCTTGTATACATCTACAGCTCTAGAACCTTCTGTAATGCCTTCTTCGAACATTTTCTCAATGTCTAGACGCCCTCCACCATAGTCGAGGTCTGCCAAGCCTGACCAGTCACCTTGAGAGTATCTAGTGCTTACGGCCCCAGACCCTCGCCTTGAGTTCTTAGCACGAACTACCGCAAGGAGTTCTTCGGGAGCTTCGGTAATTTCGCGCTCCCAAGGAGCGTGGCCCGGCTTCCATTCGTAAGTCAACCCCGAGAAATGTCGAGAAGGAGCGATAAGGACGTATCCATTGTGCTTGACGTCAATTCCGTTCAAGCCCTCGCTCTTAAAGTTCCCGATAAACTTTTCGTTAGGGTCACACTTATATATAAGGTGGCGACCACGAACAGGCTTACCTCTGTTTTCATAGAGACCTGTTATAGCCTCAACAGTTGGAGGCAGAGCCCCTTGAGCGCGCTCTTCTAGCTTGAGAAAGGACTCATCACCGCCAGATCGCGGGTCTACATCAATTACTAGGAATCCAGAATCCTTGCAAAATACACCAACATTATAGTCTGGATTTTCGCCCCACCATGTTGCAATTTGTTCGTGATCAGAGGTTGCTTCACTGTTCCAAGAGTTGATAGCGGGATGCTTTCCACGTTCCCTAGACTCTGCGTGCTCTCTTCCGCACGTGCATTTACCCTGCTTGTCTATACCGTGAACTGGTAGGACTTTCCACCCGTGGTCTGCGTACCAGTTGGCCGCACCGCCTAATCTGCCGTCAGCAGAAGACCAATCTCCCATTAAATCCTACCCTTACGTCATTACAAAAAATAATTACTGTTCGCGAAACTTGTTTATAGCATACACACTTTTACGACTGCGTGCCAAGTCAAAATGCCAAAATGGCTGAAAGACTTAAAGAACGCCCGAACTAACGACATTTCTTCCAAGTCGGAGATACCTTTTTAAGGTATTATTGAGTAAAGCAAAACTAATTGCAATCTCGGTAGGACTAAGTATAACCCATGACTTTTGAATCAATTATTATGATATCAGCAATCATTGCAGCAGTAACCGCTATCTTAGCAGCAGCTGTTGCAACCTTTAGACTCTTTCGTAAATTTGATGACTTAATTGGCACTGATCGTACGGGTAGAACCCTGTCTGAGCGCTTAGAGCGCGTCGAGCACCAACTCTGGGAAAACGGCGGAAGCTCTCTAGCCGACCGCGTAAATAACATCGAGATGCATGTACTTAAAGTGTCCACTGAAATAGAGATAATTAAAGACATTACGCTAGGTTTACGTAGTGCAAGTGTTAGCTCAGATACCAAGCCCCAAGTAAAAACTCGTAGAAAAGCTAGCTAAACATATAAACCTGTAGTAGCATAGGTCTCGACCCCTAACTTAGAGGAGAGACTATGGCTTTAGTAGATCGAATAACGAATGCTAAGACATCTTATAAAAAAACCTTCATGTGTAAGCTGATATCAGTTCTACAGGACCCAAAATTATCTGAAGCAGACGTAGACGCCGTTATCTCTGTTATCAACTCTAGTCCGTTAGCCGAAGGTTATGTGCCGAACATACGACTCGCATACGCTCTTCGAGAAGAAGGATATGATGTAAGTTCAAGCGCAGTTGATCGCCATAGGCGTAGAGACTGTTCTTGCTATAGAGTGATAACGGGAGCATAATGGATTTGGCAAAGAAACTAGAAGAGCTTCGTTCACCTGGTCGCAGTGGATCAGATTTGAAGAAGGTAGGGGTCCCAGAAGATTGGCGCTCCCGAATGGACATAGATTCGGTTAAAGGTGGCTTTGTAATCTCCGCCCCTCGCCCAGAAGGCGAAATAACAGACGCCACTACTGTCCTGGAAGACTTTGGACTAGACCCTCGAGAGTGGACAGTTTCGTCCATGCGGAGAGGCAAGTGGCAAAAATTTGATGGTGACTACCTAGAGTCGGTGCGAGTAAACCTTGTACCAACAGGTCAAGTTGCAGAAGACGGCTTCGACGTCGAGTCCTTGATGGATGAGATAAAAAAATGGCGCCCGTCTAAGGGCATCAAGAAGTCAACCGGAACAGGTGCCTTCATGGTGGCACCCAGCGACCAGCAGATTGGTAAGAAGGCCGGTGACCAAGGTACACCACAATCTATAGGTCGGCTACTACAGCTCACCGATAGTGCGGTACACAGATTTGAAGCATATAAGAGAATGGGCCTTTCATTAGGAACTATCTGCCTTGCTCTACCTGGAGACCACGTTGAGGGAAATACAAGTCAGCATGGAAGGCTTCAGGGTCTTGCTGCATCGGATCTCGGGCTCACAGAGCAGACAAGAGTTGCCCGCAGACTGCTTTTGGCACAGATTAAAGCTTTTGCCCCTCTCACAGATCACATGATTGTGCCCGTTGTTAATGGCAACCACGATGAGGTAACTCGTCAGGTGGCTGCTGACCCGGCTGATGGGTGGAACGTAGAAATCGCTTCTGCAGTCCAAGACATCTGCGCAGAAAACCCGGAGCTTGCTCACATTGAGTTCAGGTACCCGTCTAGCGGTCATCAGACTCTAACCGTGAATGTTGCCGGCTCAATGCTGGGACTATTTCATGGGCACCAAGCAGGACAGAATAACATCATGAAATTTCTTTCCGGTCACGCTGCAGGGCAAACAGCTCTAGGCATGGCTGACCTGTGGGTGTCGGGCCATTACCACAACTTTAGGAGCATGGACATCAGTGACAGACTATGGCTGCAGTGCCCTACAACAGACCCCGGAAGCGAATGGTTCCGTGATCGTAGCGGAATGGAGTCAAAGCCCGGATTGCTGACTACCGTTATCGGTGGAGACTTCGAGCCACGAGAATTTATCAGCGTTTTGGCTGTCAAGGGTGAAGTCTAAAATCATGAAAGTAGCAGTTTATACAATTGCGCTCAATGAAGAGAGTTTTGTCAAAAGATGGCACGAAAGCGCAAAAGACGCCGATTACCTCTTAATTGCAGATACCGGAAGTACGGATAATACCGTAAAAGTAGCCAAAAAGCTTGGAATCAACGTAATAGACGTAAGAGTTCGTCCTTGGCGTTTCGAGGATGCACGTAATGCATCTCTTGTAGCTATTCCTGATGATGTTGACTACTGTATTGCCCTAGACATGGATGAGGTACTTCTACCCGGATGGCGTGAAGAGCTCGAGAAGGCCCTGCAGCAGGGCTGGACGCGTCCAAGGTATCAATACACTTGGAACTGGAAGGATGCCGCTGAGACAGCCCCAGGGCTCCAATATGGCGGAGATAAGATACACTCTCGCCTAGGCTACCGCTGGTTCCACCCGGTACACGAAGTCTTGAAGACTTATGGTGAAACTAAGGAAGTTCAAGGTTGGGTTGGGCTAGAGATACACCACCACCCAGATAACACAAAAACACGGTCGCAGTACTTTCCACTGTTAGCAATGGCAGTGGCAGAGGGCCCGGATGATGATCGCAATGCTTTTTATTATGCCAGAGAGCTCTTTTTCTATAATCACAGAGAAAAGGCAATAGCAGAGTTTAAAAGGCACCTCAGCCTGCCTAAGGCTATTTGGCTCCCAGAGCGTGCAGCATCCATGAGGTACTTAGCTAAGCTAGAGCCCGAAAAGACAGAAGAATGGCTGCTTTCTGCAATAAAGCAATCTCCCGGTCGTAGGGAATCATTGACAGAATTAGCAACGCACTACTATAAAACCAGTAACTGGCCTAAATGTCATGAAATGGCGACAAAAGCTCTAGAAATCAAGGAAAAGCCTCTTGACTATCTTTGCGAAGATTTTGCTTGGTCAGCTCTACCTTTTGACTTGGCAGCAATTTCAGCGCATCAGCTTAAAAAGACCGAGAAAGCGTTGGAATACGGTGAGCAGGCCTTAAAGCTTGACCCAGAGAATGAACGTCTAAAGAAGAATGTTAGTTACTATCGCGCTTTTGCTGATTCTTAGCCTCTAATACGTGAAAAGCATCAACAGCATTGGCACTAGTACGACTTTGCCAGGTAAACTTGCATACTCCGCAGCCAACTACTCGCATAGTTGACCATCTGCCCCCCTCAGGGCGATCTACAGTTGCAGTTTTTAAGTGCTCTGTCTTTGCCTTGCAATACGGGCATAACGGAAACCGCTTATGACGCATTTCTTGGCCCTCCCAGTTAACTGAAAGAGTCCTACGAATTTTCTTAGGAGTGAGGCCGCCCCAAATGCCCCAAATCTGCTTATTGTCTAGTGCCCATTGGGTGCAGTCTTTTCTTACGGGGCAGATTTCACAGAGTTTTTTAGCCTCCCATTGCTGAGCGGGCTTATTTGAAAAAAAGTTGTCTATTTTGTCTGTGTTCTCGGGCTTAGAGCATTCGGCATCTTCGTGCCAGTCCGGGCTATCAATCAACTGAAAGAACCTCCACGAATGTCGCTTCAACTACATTATCTAGCGTAGCTCCTAGGAGGGTTTCTCCGGCTGAATTACAAATCTCTGGGTATATTTCCTGGTCCAGTGTTCCTATCCACAAATGTGACTTTATGGACGCATCTACGAGCTTAAAGCTATCTCCAAGAGAGTAGGAGATACCGTCTCTCTGTATTGAGGACGCTAGTGCACGTTTTATGACGTCTTCTTCAACATCAATGTGTTCTTGTGTAAAGTAGACAGTTGCTTCATCATTATCTGCGACATATCCGTCGCCGTCCCATATAGACCACAACGACTCGCCAATTCTTGAATCCTTCATAACAAGGAGTCTACACTGAGCAGAATTACAACGGTGTAATTTTACCGTAGATTACAGTTTTAGTGTATTAATGCCAAAAGGGGTTATTCACACCTTGTTTAAGATTTGCAAAAGCTATAACTTGAAATATCTGAGCCGCAGCAGCCCCTTCTATCTCGGGGACAGTCTCTGCCTTAGGATAAGAGACCTTAAGCTCCATGTTCACGCTATCACGAGCGGTGTCTACGTCAACTGCCAAAAATCCGGCGATTGCAGAGATTGCTTGTGCTTCCGCTTCTTGAAGTGTCTCTGCAAGTATCTTTAGATCAAAACTGGTGCGCATTATTCCGGCTTTCTGTAGCGCTTTTCAAGTTTGTATGGAGAATAGTGAACTCCGTTTAAAACTGGGCTCTTGCCATCAGTTGCATTAAATATTACGTCACCATATCTAACTGCAGCCACTGTGCCCACTCTCCCGTTGTGAATAGGGCCTAGCTTGTCTGTGAATGCATCAGTTTTTACCCGAACTACATCGGAAACATTTATCTTTCCAGGTTCCAAGCTGATCCAGATGTAGTCATCATCGGTCTCTTCTACTTTGAGGACGTGTCCTTTAGCAAGTAAGGGGAAGATTGCTAGTACCTCATCGGTCATAGCATCACTTAATTTCGGTACCTGCTCCCAGGCTTCTAATAGCTTAATAATAGCTTTCCCGGAGCCCACCTTAACTTTCGCGGCCTCCAGCTGCTCTTGTACCCAATCACGATTCATTTCTGGCATTATTTCCTCTCCTTCTCAGAGTCTAACAGTGTTTCTTTTAGATGTTTGATCGCAACGCTTTTTAATGGTGTTGCCCTAATGTAAGAGTCGCGCTGTTCTTTAGCTAAAGCCTGTCGTTCAGCGGATGTCATATCTTCAATCTGGTATGCAAGCACAGCCCAGGAGAAGTGAAATTTATATGTGTCCTGCCAGTAAGTGCTTACAGGAGTGCTGGTGTTCATGGCTTGGAACATCCTGTAATTCCACCAAGTACCCATTTTACGCTCTTGAGGCGGGATAATTAGTCCAATACTGTTGCGCACTATAGTCATTGCGTACTCGTCATTGGTTTTCCTACCCGACTTGGTGGAGTTCTGAGGGTATGTCAGCAATCTACCTAGCGGCTCTAACCAAGTACTCTTTAAACTCTCCACTGCCCATGCATCAGAGCGTCCAATTCGTGCTGGTTCTGGGTTTATAAGCATGGCGTCTAGGCTTATGCCAACTAACTTATCTTCGGGTATGAACCCTAAGATAGTTGCAACCTTAGACTTATCAAGCCAAGGAAGTGATGGATACAAAGTCTTTGGCCAGACAGAGTTGGTCATATGCTCTACAGCTTTGTCTATGTACTTTCTGGAATCTTTTGCTATTGAGTAATCTACCCTCTTAGAGTAGAAGTTGCCAAACAACATGGATGCATCTCGTTTTACGGCTCCTACGCTGTTTTTGTACTGCCACATCTGGGCGCTGTCCATGACCAACTTCAGCTTAGGTGACTCAAACATGATGCCAAGAGCGTGCATTGCTCCGTAAATTTTATTCGCACTAAGCGAGGTTGGGGGGATGAACCCGAATATGACAGCGTCAAATTTATCTAAATCTTTTTTAGTCCAGTCCAGCTTGGGCACTGCCCATGTAACGTCAGCGAATTCAGCGACTGCATCAGCAAGTAGCGTAAAGAAAGTGCTGTTTTCTGGACGAATGCAATGAGATGTTGCCATCCCTGTAAATAGAACCTTCATATCTCTCCTGTAAGTGAAGCGAGGTACCCGAAGGTACCCCGCAACAACTAATTACTAGAACGGTTCAGTGCTTTCAACTGGTGCCGCTGGTGCAGGTGCCGGTGCAGGTGCAGGTGCAGCAGCTACAACTGGTGCTGCCGCAGCCGGAGCTGGTGCAGGTGCAGCAGCCGGAGCTGGTGCCGGTGCCGGAGTTGGTGCAGCAAATGGTGTACTACCATCTCCAACTGCAGCATTTGCTGCCTGCGCTGGGTAGTAGCGCTTTATCTCGTTGCTTAGGTTGTTGTTGTAGCTACGAGTTCCCAGGGTTGCTCGGAAGGATCGACTCATAAGAGCCTGCTCAACCTGAGCGTTAGTAGGATTGGCATCCCAGAAAGGTCGACCTAGGCCCATGGCGCTAGTCTTCATGAAGAACATATTCATGGCCTTAGGGTTGTCAGCGGTTACTACTAGCTGATCCCAGACGCGACGGCGGGCATGGACCCCGCCCTGAACTTCGGTTGTTACCTTAAACATAGGCTTACCGCTAGCGGTAACTACAGCCTGAGCCTCGATAATTTTTAGTTCGTAGTCACCATCTGGTAATGGCTCATAGTTAGTACTTGTTGCAACATCGCCTGCCTGTTGAACTAGGTCGGCCCAATTTACTGAGGACATTAATTACTCCTTAATCTGTCTTTTATTTGTCATTTGTTGTTGTATCGGTCTTCTTCTCACCGAAGACCATGTCCAGCATACGCTCTATTCCTAGATCGCCCTGCTGTACTATCTTACCTAGACGTCCCTGGACACGCTCTCCAGCTTCCCATTCAGGTGTCCGCTCAACATACATGCGTCTTACCTTATGTGGGGGCTGCATTGGATCAGGATTTGGCTCCGTCTCCACTGTGAGCGCCCCGAGGATGTCATAGAAGTAGGGGGCCTGAATAGCTAGCTGGCCTTGTAGGTACGGACGGAATACACCGTCTTGTCCCTTACGTGCCATAGCTGTCAGTACTACAGCCTCTAGGGGCTGAGTTGGATGCATCGTGAGGTCACGAAGGTCACGAAGTAGCGCACCCATGTGACGAAGTAGTTCGCCCCACTGTTGCATCTTCATTTGCTCTGTGCCAGCAATGTTGTCCATGCACTTAACCTGCAACTCAGAGATGGAGTCAATGATTAGGGACTTGAACTGGTGCTTACCGCTCTGAAGCCATTGAAATGTCTTCATAACCACATCGTACTCACGGACTTGGACCACCACTGTGTCCCAAGTTCCATCAGCCACTGGCGGCTCTTCAGTCATTGGGTCCCAATACTTGATAGTTACTGGTAGGAATCTGTGCCCACCCTCAACATCGAGCATTAGGCGTGGGTATGGTGCCGTGACTGCAAAGCTGGATTTTCCAACCTTGGATTCGCCATAAACCATAATTGTTAAACTGCGATCGACGTCAGACATTACTCACATCCTTTCTTTCGTTTTCGTACTTTCTTGGCGAGTAGACTACTCGTTGCCTTTCTTATCCCCTATGCCATAGTAGCCATAAGGGTCGGAAACTTCAAATGAGTCAGTAAGTGCTGCCTCTGCTGCAGAGCCATCATCAAAAAGTGGACAGTTAGCAAAGAACTGACACTTCCATTTGCAGTCCTTAGTTGGTGTTGGATACGCATTTCTGTAGTGACTACCGCCATCATCTAGCGCTTGACGTACTTCCAGCATGTCGGTTAGTGTGCCTTCTAATTGATCTAGAAAAGCACGGAGCGTGAATCTGTTGTGGCGGACCTCAATCTGGTCATAGAACGGTGGCTTAGCATAAGCACCGCGCTTAACCTTACGAAGCATTGTAAAAATAGCTCCGTCGGTTCGCTCGCCATCTTTGTTATCCTGGGCCTCGTCTAGGAGCATGTAAGTCTTAACCTGCTCGTTCATGTGCGCCATAGAGCCAAAGTCAGCAAAAGAGCCACCTACAGTCTTGAAGTCACGTATCATTCGAGCACCATCGAGCTTTCGACGTACACGCATGTCAATCTTGCCCTGAAGAATAACCTTACCGTCAAGCATAGGGCGCTCAAGGATTTCTTCTGTAGAGATCATTTCAAGTTCGGCGTCAATACCTTCTTCTTCAATCCACTCTAGATAACCTTCTAGCATGATGCGCCCTAGCTCAGCTTCAGTTTCGAGAGATGAGGTGTCTTTATAGCCATCACTCATCTTCTTTAAGTCTTCTTTGACCAGATCAGTGTGTGCCTCTAGAAGGTCCTGCCCCGTTGAGTAGTGACGATCTAGAGCCTCGTGTATACGTGACCCTAAAGCCAACGCTCCTGTGAAGTTCTGTACCTTTGGCTTCAAGCGGCGATAGTACGTCAACCACCATTTTCTTCGGCAATCCTTAAACGTTTGCACTTCTGAGTTGGATATTCTTATTGGCTGTACGTCTGTCATTTTTTTGGTACTCCATTCTTTAACATCTCCAGTAACTTTGGCTTATCTTGCACAATCTGCTCAAAATTATCGGCCTTACCTTCCAAGGCTTCGATTACTCGTTCCTCGATAGTTCCTTCGGTTACATAGTCCGTAATCAGAATAGAATCGTGTATTTCTGATCCTATTCTGTGGACGCGGTCAAGGGCCTGCTTGTAGTTCACAAGGGACCATGGTCTCTGAAGCATAACAAGTCTTCGTGCTGCTGTCAAGGTAATTCCGACACCGCCTGCTGCATCTGTGAACAGTACCCACTTAATTCTGCCTGCCTGAAAATCATCAACAGCTTGCTGACGTTCGTCCCCAGACTGAGATCCAGTAATTAGTCCGTGCTTAATGCCTTCTTTTGTCATGCGAGCACTTAGTATTTCGATTAGCTGGCGAGACACAGCGCAGACAGCAACAGAGTCACTTCCAAAGTCACCGCTCTTTATGTCATCCATTAAAGCGTCTACCTTGCAAGAAGGGTCTGTAAGGAGAACTTTTTCATCTCCGTTTTCTTGAAGCTCTATGTGAGCGTACGCGCTAGCAAACTGAAGCAGACGAAGCGTCTGAGTTAGCGGGTTAGGCGCAACGACAACATCCCCGTTCGGTCCGATCTCGCCATCATGCTCTAGCATTACAACCATATTTTCAAGCATCTGCTTGTAAGCTTTTGCTTGCTTCACGCCCATTTCGACGTCTCTACGATCGTTTATCACCTCTGGAAGCCACGGCAGCACTCGTGCCTTGAGCATTCGGCGCATCCGTGGGTTGATTCCTGCATAAAACTCTGCTTCCATGTGTGGCTTAAGCCCGAGAACCATCATCCCCCCAAAGGCATTCATCATGGTATCCACATAACGGTCAATCCATTTAGTTTTGCTTGGCCACTCTTTAGAGTCCAACCAGTGCAGTATCGGCCATAAGTCCACAACATCGTTAGCCATAGGAGTACCAGTAAGTGCAAATCTAATGTCAGCGTTTCCACTTGCAGCCCAAAGCGCACGAGTCTGTTTTGACTTAGGATCCTTAGAACGGTGAATTTCATCGGCAACTACCGCTTTAAAATCAATCTCGTTCAGCTCTCTGGTGTGAACCTCGCAACGATTTTCTGTGACCCTAGCGTCATGTCCCTTGCATTCCGTGCACCTAGCAAGAGCTATACTGCCGTATGACATTAGCTTAGAGTGCCCCCTGAGGGACTCCCAATTCACGATATAGACATCTGCTTCTTCCTCAAACGCTTTTCGGCGCTGAGTCGCTGACCCTTTTACCACCTGAACATTTACATCCGGCCACCACTTCTCGAATTCACGAGCCCAGTTGCTCTTCAAGGTATTGGGGCAAACTATAAGAGCTGGAAAAACCTGCTCTCCGCGGTCTTGTAAGAGTTTTAGAGCTCTTATAGCCTGAATGGTTTTTCCGAGCCCTGGTTCGTCCGCTAGGAGAGCTCTCCGAGCTGTTGTAAGGAACTCCACGCCTGCTTTTTGGTATGGGAAGAGGTCTTTGTCACTGCTGTCATACTCTTCAAGGTCACGGAGAGCGTTAGCTGGGTCGATACGGTTCAAACGCTCATTAGAGGCCCACTCTCTCACCCTAGGTCCGAGTGTAAGCTCTTCTTTAAATGTGGAACGAAGCGATAGGCAGCCAGTCCAAGACAGGGGAATACGCCAAACCTGCTTCTCACCGTCCCATTTAGCGCCGGGGAAAGCCCTACAAACCTCTTTTAGTCGCCATTCAGCCTGAATGATAATGTTCTGGCCTAGCTCATCGAGCTCAACGTAGACGCTCATCTGATCTCCTTCGTCATTTCGTACATGTATTTATATTATCAGAAAAAAGTTCTGACTACAAGTTATTTCTGATAATAACTTATTATTCTAATAATCTTACAGGTTTCCAGCCTAATTTGATTACTCTGAGAAGTCCGTGTCGAATCGCATCCAAAGCGTGACCTTCACCACCTCTATGCCAGTACCCCAGCTTCTTAAGTTTAGGGTTGTCAAACATTGCTTTAGCATTAGCCGGTGATTGGAAGTAAATATCGTCTGGAGCCCTTCCAGCGTCAATCATACACTGTTTTAAGATGCCAATCTGCTCTAGAGAGTAAGGCGCTTGAGCATTTCTAACAGTCTGAGCATTTATGGTAAATCTCTCGCAAACTATATCCAAGTTAAGTGATATCTCTGGAGACGCTAGGGCCTCTCGTATGGGCTTGGCATATTCTTCCTGTTGTACTTCAACAGACCACTCTAAAACAGGCTCACCGCCCGCCTGGTGGCTAAATAGAGCTATTCCGGTAGCTTTACCTGGATCAACTGCTAGTACATATTTAATCATTTTTATCTTTTTGCTCTCTTTCTCTACGTCTCTTCTGAGCGACTTTGATATTTTCTAAATGTTCCGGAGAAAGTTTCCTACCTTTTTGGGCAGCAGATATTTTTGCTGCAGTTTCGGACGAACACTCTCTACCAATTAAAGAAACTCTTATTTTTTCTTTATGTTCCGGAGAAAGGTTTCCACCTTTCTTTGCCTCAGACATCTTTCTTTTTGCCTCTTCAGATCTTTTTTTACCGCTGTTAGCTGAAGAGATCTTTTGTTTGGTCTCTTCTGAAACAGCTCTACCAGCCCCGGCCAAAGACTTTCTGCGTCTAGTTTCTTCGGAGTCTTTTTTTCCCAAAGAGCCTTCGCCACCATCAGTCATATTTAAAAGTCGAAATCCTTTTGCTCTAAGCTCTGCTATCAAAGAAATCTCTGCCAAACAAGCCTCTTCCCATGTTAAGTCACCTAAAACTTTTACAGCTTTAACCGAATCTCCATGCTTTTTGATCCAGTCAGCCACTGGACGATTCACATTTCCTGCTTTTTCTTTGTGGGCTTTTAGTCTCATGGAGACGTCATCGTATTTAGTTATACCAACGTACCTGACCTCTTCAGGGCAAGATTCTAATGAAAGCGTATACAGACTAGACATAATTTAATACTACCAGATAGTTTACTAGCCTATAGATATTTTCCGCCCCAGCTACTGAAGCCTCCCTCAACGTCTGCAGTCAGGGGCACTGCCCAGCCGTCTTTCGTAGTCATGCACTCCTTTACGATTTGTTTTATCTCTTCTGCGTCCTCGCGAGGTGCATTTAGCACTATTTCATCGTGCACAGGAACAATAAGTAGGTGAGTTAGCTCAGCTTGATCTAGTTTTACGAGATTTGATTTAAAAATCTCAGCAGCTCCACCTTGAATAAGGTAATTAGTTAAAACATACACACGGTCATCATCGCAGGGGATCCTACGGCCCGTCCAGGTGTTGATATACCCAATCCCCTCTTGCTCTAAACGCCTAGTGCCTCGCATTTCAACATCTTTCTGGAATCGCTGCATTCCCGGAAACCTTCGGTCAAACTGATCGGAAACTGCACGCATTTGCTCTTCGGGTACACCTGCAGTTATAGCCTGCTTGGCAATACCGGCTCCATACAGGCGCCCGTAGATCACTCCTTTTATAAAGCCACGTCTTTTATCGGATTTTTGCATAGTTGGGTCTTGATAAAGCTCTCGACCGATCTCAGTAAAGGGGTCAGAGCCTGTAGCATCTGCCTTGTGAAAGAGTTGGATAAGGTTTGGGTCCCTAGAGAGGGTGGCAAACATGCGGAATTCCACCTGATCGAGGTCGGAAGTAATAATTACGTGGTCTTCGTCTTTCGGAATAAAGGCCCTACGAACAGTGTCATCGCCCTTAGGCAAGGTCTGGAGCGCCGGATCCCGTATCGTCATGCGCCCGGTCCTAGCACCTAAAGTATTGATAGATGGGTGAACTAAGCCGTCAATATTGCCACTTAAAAAGTTCTGGAAGTATGTACCAGCCAATTTACCAGCCTTGCGATACTTAAGAGTGGTGTCAGCCAGCTGTTTTATTTCAGGCGTGCCATCGCGAAGAAGAATCTTCAGTTGATCGGCAGAGGCAGAAGGTTGACCAGTTGGGGTGTACTCATCAATCTCCGCACCCATTTTCGTAAATTGATGCACTAACTGCTGATTGCTACCGATAGACATGTTGTAAGTCTTTTTAGCCCAATCGCGGACCTTATCAGTGTACTCAACCAACTCATCGTGCTTCTTTTGGGAGTAATCAAGGTCAATCCGTGCTCCATTGAGCTCCATAGTAGTAACTATACGACGAGTGTTCATCTCTAGCTCATAGGCCATGCTATATGGCTTGCCCGGAGCGCACTTTTCCCAAAACTTCTCAAATATTCTTGCAGTTAGGACAGTGTCCAGTGCACCATAAGCCCAATAGGGTTGATATTTTATCGGAACCGTGCCCCAGGTCCAGCCATTGTCAACCATCCCGTTGTCTAATACTGCTTGGAGGGCCGCAGCAGTTGGGTCAATAAGTTGCTGGGTTAGTTTCTTTAGCGCCCCGCTACCTAGCGGATCGATTAGACGCGCCATTAACATTGTGTCGTGAACTCGATGCCATGGCATCTCCCAGTCGGACTGTAATGCAAACCAACGAGCATCGAAAGCTACATTATGCAGAACCAGCTTGCCGTCAAATTGATCCATGCCTTCATAGAAGACGCCCTTCCAGTCATCCCAGGGGATTGACCAGCCAGTTTGACCATCACCAACCTGTACTAGTCGTAATCGACCATGCCAAGGGGATAATGCATCTTTACGTGGGTTGCCTGGGAGCTCTCCGGTTTCAGTGTCAACAGCAACAGCATTTAGCGGTCGTCGTTCACCTAGCCAGTGTAGGAATTTATCAGCCTGAGAAACGCTGTCTACCAGCTCTAGCTGAACCCCCTCTAGTCCGTTCGTCATTTTTGTCTTTCGTTGAAGTTAATGCTATGGGATTATCTCGTAATTATATACTTCCGCCATTCCTTTGTCAACCCGCGCGGCATCTTTCATCAACCGCTGAGCTACCGAAGTTAAATAGCGGACGCCATTATTGTCGTGTTTATATAGTGCATCAAGAACAGCATCGGGCTTTTCACTTACTTGAGCCCAGTGGCGATACTTCTCTGGGAAGACTAAATCTATTGTATCGTCAGGATCGCACTCCTCGCAGGGTATTGCATTATCTTCAAGAGTGGTATTAGATTTTTCCTGCAGGTCATAACGCTTTACTAAAGCGCATGCGGCCCCATGGAAAATAAGAGAGACGCCGATACGGGAAAGTATGTATGAGCCAGATTCTGTTCTATAGAGCTCAAACTCAATCCAACGGTAAGAGTACTTGCGCGCAGAAGATGACTTGGCAAGCAAGGTGCCGTTGAATTGGAGAGTCCTGTCTCCGTCTTTTATCTCATGCATATGTCGTTAGTTTCCTTCTAGTGCTTCTAGTCTAGCCTCAAGTGCGTCGTTCTTAGCTGATAACTCCTGTATAGCTTTAGTGAGATACGGGATCAACTCTACGTGATTAAGACTTAGTAGCGGGTTGGCAGCAAAGTCTTC